TCCCACGGTTCCCCATGAAGCGGTAGCTTGCGGAAACTCAACCGCAGTGCTATTGGTAGATACTCCGTTACTAGGCGCACCAAAAGTAACAGCCTGACGAGCATAAGATCCACCAGAAACCTCAGTCCCTGTATCAGCATCAGTCGGATCAGACGTATACAGGCCGACATAAACCGTTGCAGGACTCGTGTAGCTCGTATTACGCAAGGTAGCGTTAATCAGAGCCTGCTCTAGGTAATTTGACATCTCTGCCATGATTTACTCCTCAAATGAATTCTGTTTACTACGGTTTTCAAACTGGGTTATAACTCTTAAATTCCAAGGAACATGAAGCCCACATACAGTTTTTCCCATCAATGGAACTATATGATCTACTTCATATTTAGTTCCTGTTTCCCTAGTCTTTAACCTTGCCTCAACGTAAAACTTTTGTATCTCTTGTTTTAATTCTTCATTAATCCATTTTGGAACCGCATTTCTCTTTGCAGCCCTTGCTAATGCTTGCCAAGCAAACTTTTTATGCTTTGTATTTTCGTAACATCTTTTGCTTTTAATTGCATATTTTTCTTTATTATTTCTTTGCCATTCTATTGTTCTTTTTATTATTCTATCTTTGTTCTTTTCATAATTTTCATAATGATATTGCATTGCTTTAGCTTTTTCTGCCTCAGCGTTTTTTTCGTACCATTCTTTTTTAGCCGCTTTAGAGCATTCTTTACACCAACGGTGTAGCCCGTCTTTATTTGCAGCACACTTAGAAAATACATTAAGCTGCTTATCAACATTGCATTTTGAGCAACGCTTCACTGATTTCACCTCACGTTATAAGACATTGCCATAGGCTGACCACTGTACTCACTAGACTGGTCAGCACTAGAAATAGACGCTATCGCCCGGTCATACAGAGAAGCCCAGACCTGCAATCTTGCATCGTTCATCAGGTACGGTTCAGCCTCAGCCAAAGCCGCATACAGCAGGGCATCCGGGCAGTTAGCCAAGAAGACATTGCTTGTGTTGGAGTCACTCAGCAGAGGAGGCTTGGCGTAATACAGCATTTGAGCCGTGTACGCAGTGTCAGGTATAGGGGCAAATTGAAGCTCTGAGGCCAGAACCGTATAAGTCCGTGGGATACCAGACTCGGTAGCCCGTGTGCTTTGGTAAAAGGTATTAGGAGCCTCGTAGGAGACAGAGCTGATCGGGGTAGTCTTGAAGTGAATATCCCGCATCTCTAAGAAGTCTGTAGGAAGTCCCACAGTGGGATCACCGCCTGTCGTGTTAGCTGTAGCCACGACCAGCATCTGACGGATTCTCAGGTCTCGACGCAGACGCTCCTCAGCCAGCCGGATAAAGTCAGGGATAACTGAGTTCAGGTCACTACGAGCTAGGTAGTTCGCTATCGTAGTCTTTAGGTCACTGTAGCTCGTAAATGCCATGTTTATTTCCCGTTATTGTGCGCCTCTATAGCGCCTTCCTCTACATCTTCCCATCGATACTCGTAAGTCCCAATGTGCCCAATATGCTTGGATAGGCTGTGATCTACATAGGTCTGAAAGCCCGCATCCAAGGCCTTGATGCAAAAATGCACATCCTCGCCAATAATGCCCTTAGACCCCCAACCCACATCAAACCAAGGCTTAGGAACCTTCTCAAACACTTCCTTGCGAATCATCACCACACCAAAACCAACCGCTGTGACAGGCTCTATACCCTCCCTGCCCATCGAATCTACCTTGTGCCAAGCGTGACGAATAATCTTACCCTCGTCATCCTTCTCAATCTCAAGGTTTAACGCAGTCGGTAGCGTAGGCTTACGTCTAGTTACCGCATTGACACCAACAATCGGAACCTCACGGCTTAGCAAAATGTCAATCGTGTCAGCCGGGAACCTCATGTCTGAGTCAATAAACAGAACCGCATCACATCCTTCAGCCAGAGCAGCATCTACTAGCTTCTCTCTCTGATCGAATATCAGCGTTCCTGCCATCGTATAGAGCTTTAGCCCGTTGCCATCTTTGGAACACCTGTGCTTAGAATCCCTGCCAACCATCTTGGCAAAGTCAAAAGCAAATGCAGTGTGAACCTCGTCCCTAGCTGGTACACAAACTCCTACGTTCATCAGTTCCCCTTAGAGATAGTGCCACGATAAGTTTTCCAAACCGCATTATCGGGATTATTAAGCCAACTAGCAAACGCTGCGTCATCCACAATACTAAAGCCCTTCATGATGCCAATCTTGTTCAAGTCATCAATGACCGTGAACGGGATTCTGGCTACATGATGAAGCTCGTTAAGATGCCCAGTCCTCTGCTTGTCAAACTCTAATTGAGCCTTGTTAGCCTCAATGATCTCCGATACATCCTGTTTAGTCTCGATGACGATACCGCCATCACCATCTGCGTGTACTGCTGTATCTCTAAAGTCCATAAATCCTCATAACTCCCCCAGACCCTAAGGCCCGGGGGATATACAAAACTCCGTTACAGAGCCATGTTCAGGTCAGCCACGATGCCATGAGCAGCCTCGTTTTTGACCTCGAGCGTGCACTCGACCAAGATTTGAGTCTTGTCAGCATCGCCAGCCTTAGCCAGTTCGTTCGTCTGGAACGGACGCAGGTAAGCAATAGCTGCATACTCAGGATCAAGGATCAGAGCATCACGGGTACGCATGAAGCGGTTAGGAACCACCGACATATTGCCGAAGTCGCTGACGTAGATGTCAGCAGCGCCGATAATCGTCGAAGGAGCAGCACCAGTCACGTTGAAACGAGTCTCAGCGATACCAGTGAACGAAGACACCTTCTGCTTACCAGTTGCGCCAACCATCAGCACTTTAGGCGAGCCACCGGAAACGAACACCTCAGCCACAACTTCTTTCAGCAGGGCTTCAGTGAAGGTACGGGTGTTACCGTCAGTACGGGTAGAAACACCGATAGTCGTAGGATCGCCACCGTTGGTTTGAGCCGACGAGTTGGTTTTGATCCAAGACAGCAGCGAACCCATCTTACGAGCGTTAGAACCGTCACCAGCCGAACGACCTTGGTTCGACAGCAGGATGGTTTCCAGATCGCGTTTGATCTCTTGCGAAGCCTTAGCCAACTGATAAGCCTTTTCAGACTTACGACCAGCCTTGTTCACTGTGTCCAGAGTGCCAGAGACCTTGATAGTCTTTTGCAGGATCTGGGTGTAGTTACCAAGACGAACAGTCGGAGACAGGGTAGCGTCCGAAGCATCAGCACCTTCAACAGCAGCGTTAGCGGTAGTAGCGGCTGCAAGGGTGTCGGTCTGCCACTCGTGGTAAACAGCCGTAGCTTTCGTCTTGCCAATCGAAGACATGAAAGGAGTCTCGGTTGGGCTGATGTCATAGATAACATCGGTAAGGTCTTCACGCTGACCAATAGCGGTATGGGCGGTATAAGTTGCCATGATTACATTCCTTATAAGAATCGTTCAAATACACTTGCGGCATCAGCCACCCTCCCGGACGACTTAGCTCGCGCTTTAAGTTTCCTCAGTTCCTCGCTATTACTGTCTCTTGGCTTTGATACTCCGGGCTTAATCGCCTTGGGAGCCTCAGAAACCTTCTTATTAACAGCAGGTTTGCTCGACTGTAACTTGTCGTATTGCATAGCCTTATACAGCGTCAGAACTGCACGGGAATCAAACACATTCGTCAATTCCTCGTCAGAGAACCCCATCTGCCTACCAAAATTGCGAATATCCTTGCGGATAGTCTCGCTTTTTTCTGGATCAGCAAAGGCGGGAATCGCAGCAGCCAGCTTCTCGGACTCAGCAGAAATTACCTGCCTCATCTGTTGTTGCCGGTCATATTCCTGCTGTTGAGCTATACGCTCACGTTCAGCACGAACCTGCGCTAACTGTTTCTCCTTCTGAGACATCTCGGCTACTTTGACAGCGTAACCAATAGGATCAGTCTCTTTCAGATAATCCAGATTCTCCGTTTCCTGCGGCTGGTTCAACATCTGCTCGATGATCTCCAACCTTTGCGCGTATTGATCGCGCACAGCCTTAGCCTCTTGAATCGCTTGGCGCTCGGCCTCAACCGCCTTGCGTTCTTCAGCTACAGCTTGCGATTTCTTGGTGTAATCAGTGCCAAGTTGATAAGACTTGATGAGATCATCTAGGGTTACCTCCCGTTCTTCACCAGCGGCTTTGACACGGAATTTCTGAGGCTCCTCTGACTCATCCTCGCTATCTTCTTGTTCTACCTCCGGCTCATCTGAATATTCCTCAGACTCATCGGATTCGGCATCGCTATCGTTGGCCTCTGCTTGGAGTTCCGGTTGTTCCTGTTCGGAGCCTTCATCCCCACCCATCAGACCCAAGATAGCGCTTGCTGCACTATTCACATTTAACTCACCACTACCCTCAGGTGTCGTGTTTTGAGTATCGCTCATAAGTTTCCTAAATTATATCGGGAACCGCCCGACTCGGGTTACAAAATCTTTATCCTTCTCTCGTCAATCATCTTCTGAGCAGCAATGCTTTCGAGATAGGACTCTATCGATTCCAAGACCCGGAGGCGCATATACGCTTGTTCCCTGATCTCAGTATCACCATAATCACTTGTTGTAAACTTGTTAAGCTCTGTGCCTCGGAGATCTTCCATCATCTCCTGAAACATAGGCTCACGTAGCAGGTTAATAGCCCACTGTGCTTTATCCACCAGTCAGGCTCCCTAGCTCTTTAATCGTCTTCAGAACAATCTCAGCCTGTTTGTTACGGGTTTGCTCGTCAGCCAAGTCCATAGCCAGAATCGCTTGCAGTTCCTTAACAGCCAACTCAGCCTCTTTAATCCGAATATCAGCCTGATCCTTCTGGCTCTTCATCTGCATCTCAATGCCCTTGCGGGTAAACTCAGCCTCTAAGGTCTGACGCTCCAAATCCAACTTGGCAGCATCAATCTGGGCCTTGGCCTGTATCTTCTCACGCTCAACCTCAGCCAGCATCTGAGCTACCTCAGCCTGTGCATCAGGGCTAG